AGGGCCTGTAGGGCCAGTGGGACCTGTGGGTCCTGTAGGTCCTGTCGGACCAACTAAAGCAGCATTGGCAATGGTTTGCTTTTCCCAACGAGCCGCAGTCGTATCATAAACAGGAATAAGGTCGGTACTTGCTGCGTCTGTATCTGTGGGAAAGTCAGTAAGAGAAGAGCCTACATTTGTACTGTCGGTAACATCTGCACTACTCTCTATACCATCTAGCTTTGCACCATCTCCCGCGACATCCCTACCGTCTACCGTACCAGTAACCGCAAGATTACCTGTGACAGTTGCACCTGTAGCCGTGGCTTCCACCTTGGTGGTTCCCGCATTCTGTATTCTAGTGAAGTCTACAGCTACGGACACAATCGAAACAGTGGCATCCCCTGCGAGGTTAATCGCACTACCACCACTACTGCTTTCCGTTGGAGAGCGCGTTAGAGACGTAGAGGCAGATGTATAAGTACCAGTGCCGATTTCAAAATTAGCACCTTCTTCGATGACGTATTGAACAACGTCACCATTACTTACCCCTGCAGCAGCAAAGGTTTGGAAACCTGTAGCTGCACTACCTAAAACAACGGTGCCAGTCCCCGTACTGGCAGTCGTCATTTTTGCTCTATTGAAAAGCTTTGCCACGACGAACTAACCTTATGTGAGTGTCAGGATACCGTTTGCGCCTATGTCAATTGTAAACGTGTCACCATCATTAAGAGTAAGAGACGTGCCGTAGTCGTAATACCCAATTACAGGATCTGCAGGTGATGTTACAGAGTCATCATAAATAACGATGTAACGGAAAGCAGCAACCGAACCACCTGATGCAGTAAGCGTCAAATCATCCGCAGAAAGCTTATAAGTACCAGAAGTCTGTGTTGATGTTACGTTTGCCAATGTGCGAGAGGATAGGTTTGTGTAGCTAATTTGAGAAATGTTAGCCAGCACTCCATTTCCATCACTTACCACATTCGTACCCGCTGTTGGGTCTGTGTTCGACAAAGCCACAACCAACGTGTCTGCGTCTAAGTCCATTGCATTTGCGAGGTTCACGACAAAATCGTTTACCTTTGTAAAACTAGCCATAAGTAAACTCCTATGTTATTCTAATTACAGCAGTTGTAGCAGAAGATACGGGGAACTGAACCTCAAATGTATCATCGGAGACTACGCGATTACTTCCGAAGTCTAACACAGCCACAGCTTTATTGGAAGCGGAAGAATTATATATCAGCGCACCACGGGCGGTAAACGAAGCACTTGTCCAACTGATATTGTCGAAATCCACAAACGCAACCGTTCCTGATGATGTTGGCGCTATAGTGGTTAGTGCTTTGCCACCAGCAGTATATGCGGTGCCTGATGTGTTTTCTATCTCATTGTCTGTAGAGTAAACTGTAGTACCAGCCCCTAGTGTTGCTGAATCGCTATACAGCGCAATCTTAAAGACATGAGATGTAAAATCGTGAACAGCCTCAAGCAATTCTTGCTTAAACGAGGTACATGTTGCTTGTGTAATAGCCATTATGCAGCATCCTCTCTATACGTGTCACTCTTAATCATTACACCAAGAGACGCCATATTTATTAAAGCACTTTGATACCTTTGCAAATAATTTTGCAAAATGTCTGGCTCCCCCTTCATAAAAGTATACGCCTCATAAAGGGTGCCGTAAAGAAGTGCGGTTTCCGCATTGTCACCTAACCAAGAAGTGGATGAAGTGACGATAGAGGGTGGATCGTAATAGTAGTGTATTTCTACACTATAGGCAGCATCTGGGGTCGGACCCAATATAAAATTCCCACTTGAAGAAGACGTATCCCCATCAAACATACCATAATACTTTGGTAGTCCAGTAGTTGACTGGCTAGGGTACGCCTCTCTTATAAAGTTTACTTCTTTTTCAAGGAGATATGTATAGTTGTTGCTGCCATCAATTACAGCCAAAGAGAAAGTAGATAAGAAGTCAGACGGTCTTCCTAGATAAGGAACACTTGCAGAGGTATTCCCAGTTGCATTCTTTCTAAGTTCAGGTATTTGAACGTCTCTATTTATCCGCTCTTCCGCTTGCTGAATAAAAACGTCAATGTTGTTTACGAAGGTTGTCTCCGTATTCTCAGTGTAATCTTTCACTGCCTGTACTAGCTGAGAATAGTTCATTTGAACTTATCCATCTTTACTAAAGTTGCCACCGCGAGTTGCCGCACCCATTCCGCGACACTTACCGCCATACTTCATTTTCTTTACCTTACCACCATAGTTCATGCCGTGGGAAGCCCCAGCCATCATACTACCATCTGGCATACGGTGCATTTTGCCGCCACCCATTTTCTTTTGTTCTTCAGGCAGCGTAAATAAGAAAGATTCACCTTCTTCTGCGGGTTTATTTTTCAACTTACCTTGTGATGCGGCTTTGCCCCTGCCGTAGTCATCAAGACCGTGCGCCATAGCAGTCTTCTGCCTCAAGCGCCTCATGTCTGAATCAATTTTTTTCCTTTCTTTTTCTTTTTCAGAAAGAGGTCTGGCTTTAGGGCGCAAGCTTGTTTTAGGTGCGCCACCTTTTTTCATAGCTATAGGTTTCTTTTTCATAGTTATATCTCCTACGATATAGATATATTAACACTTCCAACTTGCGCTGTCATGTACTGAGCATCATTCCACACAGGATTAAAGCCAAATAACCCTCTGCTCTCCTGTTCGGATGTATCTGGTCTTGGATTCTGCAGAGACTGAGGGTCAAATATTTTTACGCGCCCCAGAAAGTTTTGCGGCTGATCAGGATCCACCACATCTTTTCCGACAAGAAATCCTGTCTTCACACCATTTTTAAACTCTGGAACAAGATCTTTAAGTGGATACCTAAACCCTGTCTTGTCGCAGAACCCAAAAGCATATTTACCAGCAGCGTATGACATCACCCACCTAAAGCAAACGTGTTAAAGGGAACAAACTTAATTGACGCTGTTTCTTCATCCTCACCAGCCGCCAATTGAAACTGAAACTCATATTCTTGCTTTAGTGCCGTTGCTCTCCCTGCGGATTCTGGTCTTTTCATTGAGAGGTAGTAAGCCATACCCGCAACAAGACACGGCACGAAACGTGGCGGCACAGACGTAACAGTATCGCCCACACCAGAGGAAAGACCATCTATACCTTTAAGCCTATAGTAAAATATTGTGTACGTTGTCGTACTGTCAGGCACAGGCCACAGCGTTACTTTTGTTTCCGTTGGGAGCCTTTGGACGTAGATTTGGGTCGGCCTACCTTGCGTGTTTTTGTTGGTTTGCTGGGCGTAGGTTGCAACACTGATTCTTTCGAGCGAGGTATCGACTTGGTTGGTTCCTGTTCCTGTTCGGATTTGGTGTTCGATGATGTCGATTGTGTCCGAAGGAAGGGTATACGTTGCCGTACCTGCCGTAACAGCAATCGTACCCGATTCAATAGTGAAGAGATTAAGCCCACGGTTTTGCCACTCCAATGTTAAAAGGTTAAGACTTCTACGGGCCGTTTTAAGGTCATAGCCAGTACGCATGGTGAGGCCAGCCCGTTCATATGCCTCCTCAAAAAGCTCTGGTAAATCTGGAGTTACTACTGCCATGACGCTATCCTATGTCACTACACTTCTGTGTCGTTTTGTTTTCTTTGCAACTTTTTTAGGTTGAGCCACATACTGCTTACCTGCCTTAGTGCCTTGTCGTTTTGCTCTTGTGGTAGCTGCATACTCACTATCGCTAAGAGACTTAATAGCCGAAGAAGGTAAATACCGTTCACCAGTAGCATTAGGACCTTGGGTAGACGGTTTTCCACTTTTAGTACGCCACTTTTGTTTGGTCCAAGCTTTAAGGCTTTTCTGCGACTTCTTCAGTCCCATCAGTTTTTATATCCACCCCCAGCTTCTTTATACTGCTTTGCAAGCATTTGAGCCTTTCTGGCTGACCATTGCCCAGGCTTTCCGCCTTTCCCGCCAGCTTTAATTTTCTCAAACAACCGTTTGCGCAATGATGGTTTTGTGTAGTTACCTGCCTCATTGACTCTACTTTTTGTTTTGCCACCTTTACCCATTCGAATAAGGTTGAGATCTTTCGTGTCATCACCAGTAGAAGTAAAGCCGCCGTATTTCATTTCTTCTACACCAGATATCGTTCCTTTATTCTTAGAAGCATAGAACACACGCTCACCCTTTTTAGGGCCATACTCCTTCTTCATGGAGCGCATGATTTCTTTGCCCTTATCTGTTAGCGGCATACAAACGCTCCAGTTCCAGTTTTATTGCTTGCATCTGAACAGCCATGACTTCAGTTCGTTTATCTACAGCGATCAAGGTTTCTGTCGTCCAACTAGCCCAATTATACGAAACCGCGCCCACTAGACCGATTAAAGCCGCTGCGACCCCCATCACAACCTTACTGCTCAAGATATCCATTACGAACCTTTCTTCCATTTTGGAGAGCTAGATTTAGTTTTACTAGGGGACCACTTAACACGATCAGCCCAATAAGCTGCAGACATTTTGCCTTTACTAATGTTCTTCGCGTGACGAGACTTAAAGGCTTTTCGCTGCCCTACGGTCTGATTTGTCTTTACACCCTGCTGACCAAAGCGAATAGTCTTCACCTTATCGCCCTCTTTAGCCACAACAATGTGTGACTTCTTTGGGTGATTAGGTGTACGCTTGGGTTTGTTGTATCCACTAACTCCTGCGCGTTCTAACCGACTATCCTTCTTTTTCTTTTCAGCCATTAAAGAGTATCCCCATCGTTGATGTAGATAAACTCCATTGACGCGGAGACATTAAAGGTAACAGATCCAGAGGAAGAAAACGCCCTCATCTCTAAGTCTGTTTTTTCTGTGAACCTTAATGGAAAAGTGTAAAACTGCTCATGTGTGGCATCTGTCAGGGTAAATCTTTCCTTTATCTGGAAGACTTCTCCGTATGGCCTAGCAACAAGACTAGCATTCAAAAGGGCTTTGGTGTTGGTAGATGTGCCTGTGGACAAAGACATTTTTGTAAGGAACGCTGTATATCCTGCGGGAACTGTCCAAAGAGCCATCAATGTTTGGTTGTCTCCATCGCCATTGATGCTAAGATAAACATTAGCTGGAACTCCAGTGGTCACTGTGCCTGTTCCTGCATAAATTGTTCCAGCGTTTGCGCCACCACTACCCGCGCTGCGAACAAGACCGCGATTTATCCGTAGGTAAGATTTTGTAGTGTTAACAGCCGTTTGTCCGTTTAATGTGACAACTTCGTTTATTTCGTTGTAATCGGCGTCTAAGCCAAAAACTTCTACTGTTCTTGCACCAGTCCCTGCGGCAGTGTCGTCAGTTGAACTGCTTGATACAGTCATTACTGTAGCTGATGCAGGATAAGCGTATAAACCACCTTGTTCCCAGATGGTTTCTTTTGAGTCTCCGACATCGTTGTTGTAACCAAACTTAAATACCGTTTTATGGAATGATATTTGCCCACGAGCAACTTGAAGCTCAAACGGCTCGCTAGTTCCAACTCTGGAAATTGAACTTACTTCACGAGCCATTTAAATCTCCTAGTTATAAAACACCGTCATAGCAGTGATGTTAGTAAATGCAGAAACGTACACGTCACT